ATCTGCAAAGTTGTGGCCGGAGCAGCTTGACCAACCTGACCAATGGCCTGACTGAGCTGGATGGCTTCGTTTTTCTTGTTGTCGCTATTCGGTTTCTCTGTAGAACCGCTGGCAATGGAGAACGAATAGGTAGCGTTGAATTCTTCGACAGTCATAGGCTCGAATGGAGCGGCTTTCTCTTTACCGATCAGGGCCTCAATCTGTTCCTTGGTATACTTCGATATCAGAAGCTCCAACATAGCATGGATTACTTCCGATAGGGCCTCCCCGACGGCATCCGTAAGTTCAGACGTGATACCTGACTGAACATTCGAATAAGCCTCAACTGCACGGTTGGTCGTATTGGTCTTGAACTGTCCGCCACGAGAGACTTCCGAAGTAGTGTTAACCCGATCGACGGTCCTCATCAGATCGTCTTTGTTATACAGCTCCTGTAACTTGGCATCAGGCGGGACAAAGACATCAAATAGGTCTTCGAGTTTACGCTCCGGGTCCCACTCCACACCAATCGCATCGAATTGGTTGGGGTTCTTGAAATGATTGATGAGCTTCTCGGCTCCATCACCTTTCAGGACCTTGCTGTTGAAGACCAGAGCCCCGAAGGCCAGCATCCTGACCCGACCAACGCGTTGATTGATCTTGTTGATCTGCTGGACCTGCCCCCAATACTGAGCACTCTCACCTTCCTGAACAACGCCATCGAGAGGTTCGGAGAACGCGAGGAGGAAGTACGGGAAGAACCGGGAAAGCTTAAGATCGTCATGCCAGACATACAAGGGATAGTCCCACGCATCATCGATCCACAAGGATACCTGACGAGTGAGCTTATCCCAAATGATCCAGCACTTGGTCTTGCCTTTGATACGAGCGTCGGTGAGTTCTTCGGTCGTGACCCCAAGGATATGATTGGTTACACGATCACGGGTGTCGTCCTGATCGGAGATACCCTTGGTGTTGAACCCACCACCCGGAGCACGATTGTCAGTGATCCGAACCCACTTGCCCTCCTCGTCCTTCTTCATATAACGCTTCTTGAGGAAGGTATCATCGAGGAAGCAGGCTTCGGCAACCCACTGACTATCGCTCAGGTCGAGATACTTGGTGTTCGGGTCGATGACCAACATACCGCTGGGCACGTTGGTGAGAAGCATACCGGGGTCCCGCATAGCTGGGAGTTCGTCTTCGAGAATTTCCAGTTCCGCATACAGGTCCTGTAACTCATCGACGTTGGCCTCAGCCATCTTCTCCTGCAATGAGAGCAGGTGGGTCTGCCCCTCGGCCCGAGACCCCAATACGCTCTGGAAGTCCAACCGCATAACGCCAAAGTTCGTCAGGTGGCCATGAACGATCCACCGACGAATACGAGACTTCATATTCAAACCCGGCCGGGTCTTACGCTGCATGAGCTGATTGAGTGCCAGCTTGAGCGTTGTCGCTAAGGGCTCATCGGCCTGATCTGTCGAGGTCAGCTCGATCGAGGGATTACGCGTATACGTATTCCTCAAGAGCGTCTTGACGTTCTCACGCGTCAGGTTCTCATCGGTCTGATTTCCAAAGAAATGCCTTGGCAGACTATCCCCATCGAAGCTAATCCCAAGGTCATTGGTCTTACGATACTCGGTCGCAGCCAAATCCCATGACTGTCGTTCACTATCGAACGCAGCCAAAGCCCCACTAATCCGATCGTGCCAGCGTATCCCGGCTTTCTTCGAGACCGGAACGGAAGACTTGCCCGTAAGGACATAGGGCGGATCGTTTTCATTGGGATCATCAACAGCGTCTTGTTCCGTCAAGATATCATCAATGATGTCGTCCGCTACGCTTTCTCGTGCCATTTAAGCATTTCCGGTGTGGGGATGGGTTGGTTATAAACGAGTTGCGTAGCATCCGGCTGGAGGCTCAGCATGTATTTGATCGCATCCATCGCGTGGTCATTACGACCATTGGGCTCATCAATACGGTCGCCCTGTTGGTTGGTCTTCCAGAAGTATCCAAGGAACTCATCTGCGACCCAATCGAGAAGATCGGAGAACAACAAATTCGTACCCTTGATGCCCGGCGTAAACAGGTGGTTCTCGTCCTGCATCGCCAGATAACTAGCGACCTTGATGATACCGTTTTCAATAGCATTCTGGCCCGGCTTCATCCACAAGCCGTGTTCATCGAGCAAGCTGGCCAAGGTAGTCACAGATTGACCCTTGACCTGCGAACGTTTGAAGATGGCAGGATCGGCCCAAATCGGTTCAGAGTATTTAAGATAAGCCTCGTACTTAGTACGAATTTCCTTGATCTTATTGGCCAGACGGTTCTCGGTCAGGCCGGGTTCATAGAAGCCGTCGATGATGATGATACGGCCATAGTCGTCAACGAACCCAAGAAGATAGCAACTAGGCACGCCGATACCGAAGTCGAAACCTTCGATGGCCGTGTATTTACTACGTTCTCTCCAACGGTCTTTAAGAATGCCCACGAGCTTCGGATACGAGACCATATGTGTCTCACGATCGAACTCAGGATACACCAAGCCCTCGAATGCAGCCCACTTACCCATGAAGTAGCGTTCATACATCTGGCCCTTGTATGACGTCTCAAGGAGCCTGAGGAACGCAGGTGGGAGGTTCTTCTGATTGGCAGATGTCGGAGCTTCAAAAAGCTCGATCATCGGGGTCTGAGTTTCCTTGTCGTAGAGCAGGTCCTCAGATACACGTCCTGTATTCTCGAACTCCTTGAGCGGCTTGACCAGCTTCGAATAGACCCAATTGCCAGTCGGGTTGGTGGCCAACAACATGAAACCCGGCCCGATCATAGGCATGGTCTCATCACGACCCTTGTATGGGGTGCTACCACGCATACGACCTTGAAGGTCGAGGAAGTCCTTATATTCGATTTCAGGGTCTTCGATCTGATCCACCGCTGCCCAATCGAACGTAGCCGAGAGCAGGTTGGAGGTAGTGTTACCATCAAACGACCGCTTACCACGCTGGGCAATGTATCGGAAGTTGATGATGGTCCCATTGGTGAGGATCAGAGTGTTGTCGTTGGTCGTCGGCATACGTGCGATCAATGCAGGAGGACACCACTTGAAGAACTCTTTACGTGTGGTGTCATTTAACTTGGCATAGGTACTACGTCAGATGAGCCCGTTAGACCCCGGATAATCGATAGCCAAGGATATGCACTTGATGCACAAGGCTGCGGTCTTACCATTACCAAAACCCCCACCAAATAACTGGATGGGGGCTCTGGAATTGAGGAACCGCTCATGGACACTGCCTGCGTCGATCTTGTATTTCACGTTACAGGTCCTGTATCCATGAAGGTCCGGACCTTAACGACGGCCTTCTTACCGAATGCAAACAGCCACATACCGATTGGTGAGCACACGAGTATCCATGCGACGAGCCCAACGATGCCATTCCATTGGCTGAGACAGTCTCGAAAAGCAGCATTAGCTTGCCAGAATACTCCCCAATCATGTGTCACGCTGAGGGTTTCATCGTGAAGGTTGCAACATGTATTGGCTGCCGCATGACTATTGAGCCACTGCGACAGCACCCATGCCGTGCATCCATCAATTATCGACGCCATTACAGGTCCTGTATTTACTCGGTCGGGGCCTTCACGCCGTAGTCGATCATGCTGCGGTCCTCGTGATCATCTCGGCGCCGGTGAGGCGGCGGGGGATGAGGCTGACGCTTGCGATGGGCGCCCCCCATTGCTGCTCGATGCCGCCCGGCCCGGTGGTGCCGATATAAAAATCGGTGAGTGCGGGCGGCATCGAGCAGGTCGTGTCGGTGCCTCGGGATACGCCGTCGGTGACGAGTTCGGCATCGTTCAGCTTGAAGGCGCAGGCGGCCCGCAGGTCGGCACCGACAACGCCTGTCGGGAGGATAGCCACCTGACCGACATTCCCGGTTTCGCTTACCATCTGTAGTCCTGCGGCACCGGCGGTGCCGTTTCGCAGGGTGGCGCTGTCATCGCCGTCCTTGAAGACTGAGAAGAGGTTGTGCTGGATCGAGATAGCATCCGGCGACGCCTTCGCACGGGCGATCACCGAATACTCGCTGGCTTGATAGGGCAGCGCGCTCAGCGCCGCCTTCATGACGTCGGCATTGCGGGTGACCGTCGAGCCAGCAGTCGGGATTTCGGACGTCGCATAGCTGCCGTCCTCGTCCTGCGCATCGCAGAGGTGGATGGAGTTGCCGACCGTCGCTGCCGTCGTCATGAAGGCGTTGCTGGGGCCCACGAAGAAGTCATAGACCAGCGTGGCGGCGACCGTGAAGGTGACGCTGATACGATGCCAACCATTGCCTCGCGGGACTATCTTGACCGTACCAGCGATCGTGCCTGCCGTCGTGGTCGCGGTGCCGACCAGCGTGTCCAGACGGGCATAGAAGCGCAGGGTCTGGCCGGTCTGTTCTATCGTGCCATGGATGAAGGGCGTCGTGCCTGCCTTGACCGTCACCGAGCGAGTAGCCGTTGCGCCGCTGGTGATGGATCGTCCGCTCTTTGCGACGCGCGCGAAGGACGTGGCCGTCGCGGTCAACAACGTGGCATTGGTACCGCCATCCGGGGTGACTTCGGTGCTGGCAGCACGAGAGGCGTTCACAGCCGACCAGCCGGTGCTGAGGACGGACGAGTAGTTGAAATTGTTGGTGCGCTGCGGCTCCGGCAGGTAGCCGAGGCATTCCAAAGTTACCGGATCATATTGTATCCTAGGGGTGCCAGATATATTCGGAACCAATACACCCGACGAATTAAAACTCGTAGCCGTACCGGTTGCAGGTCCTGTATATACCACGATCCCCGCAGCAATCGCCTGAGCAAGCGTACCATCGAAGTTCTTGGTCGGGTCCTGCATATGTCGTACAAGGACGTTATCCTGTACGAAGTTAAACACCGTGCCCTGCGGCTCCGGTCCTAGTATACTCGCCGAGACACTGCCCGCACCAAACAGGAAAGTCGTCCCGAGCAGATTAACCATCAACTGTTTAAGTGCGAGCCTCATGTTACATCAAGCCCCTCGAACGCAGACCCTTGATACCTGTAGCGGTAGTACCGGTAGCATAGATTTGGTTGACCCCAGCTACGTAGTACGGCCCACCAGCCAGATAGGTAATGGTGACGGTTTCACCTTGAGCGTTTCGCATAGCGACATTACCACCCACGGTCACATACAGGGCCTGTATCGGCATACGAAGCTTGACGGTATCACTCGGGGTGATATCGAAAAGGTTGTTGTCATAGGACTGATCCAACGGACCAGACGGATTAGATTTATCTACAACCGTTGCCATGATGTTTACCGCAGTCCCTTTGTTGCCACACCGACTAAGCCGGTTGCGGTTGTTCCTGTGAATAAGATGCGTGCCACTGGTAGATAATACGGCCCACCCGCGAGGAGCATTACATCAACGGTTTCGTTCTTGGAGTTGAGTACACGGACATTACCTCCTACTGTAACATACAAGGCCTGTATAGCTACACGGAGAGGCTCGGTATCACTTGGGGTGATGGTAAAGATGTCCGTCTCAAACGATTGGTCAACATATACACCGGGGCGGCCTTTATCTGGGACGATTGCCATTAACGGCCCCCTTTGGGGTTGATTTTGATGTTGGTTTTCTGCTCCTCACCAGTCGAAATGATGATTTCTAGCCCCGGTGCGTCAGACTTGGTCGTATCAGCGTAAAGCTGCTCTGCATTCATGCCCGAACGGTCCAAAAGGTCCTGATTGGCCTTCAATATGACTAGAGGAGGGACATCATAGTGGTCATGAACGAAATCTTCACCGTCATCCTGAGCTTCCACGACCCGAATTGGCTTGGTATCAGCAATAGCGACGATATTGTCCAACGCACGACCCGCATATGACCTGATACGGGCCTGCAAGCTGTTAGAACTGGCCGATAGCAGCTCCGTGAAGAGCATTTCGAAGGTTTCTTGGTACGCAGACATGGCCATGATGGCCTCGACCTCTCGAATAGAGGTCCCGAGTATGTGCGCGGTCTCATTTATGCCCACTCCGAGGAGCTGATACATGAGAACTGCGTTCATAACGGTCTGCGTATGAGGCTCAGAACCCAAATCCCGTATAGATCGGTGGGCTTTGATGACCATCTTAGACACAATTGGTACAGTCAGAGCGTAATCAGGCTCTTTTTTACCGTTCGGCTCAAGCATTTGGCCGTTAGTATGCACCAAAGGGTCGCCGGGAGGAGCTAGTTTCATGATTACAGGTCCTGTAACTGGTGGGGAGAGGTCCGAAGGGAGAGATTTCATGATCCCTCCCCACCTATACCCTATGGATGCGTAGCCCGATCCACAGGATATGACGAAGGACGGCTGGAATACGTGAGATACTCTGCCGTAAGCAGGGTATCATCATCGGAAGTCGTCGCCCGATCGACCAAGCTCTCAGTCTCTACAGTGCGAAGACCCCCAAGCTCGCTCACAGAATGCGCCACACGCTTGAGAGTAGCCGTAGCGGTGCTACCCGCAGAAGCCCCGAGCAGTGTAGACAAGAGTGCCCTATCTTTCCGGTTCTGTTTCAGATTAAGCATCCGAGCAATGATCTTACGATAGTTGCTCTGGTCCTGAACGAACTGGTAATTGTTGCCCCAAAACTCACTTGAGGATACGATTGCCATAAATGTCTCCTGAGATTACAGGCCAAAGTCACTACAGGACCTGTATCAATACCAATTCATACGACCATCAGTGTGTCAATACATATATCAACACAGACCCGGAAGCGTAGGTGTCAGGCGCAAGCCACACAATACACCTCTCCTTCATATGGGGGATGAAAGGGGTATATAACAGCTTTTTCTTACCGTTGTCAAGGGATGGGTTACATGTCCTGTAACGCCCGGTAACGGGCACCATCCTATCCCGTGATCGACCCATGGTTGCTACCAGCATGATTATTATCAGGGCTATTATATATCTTATCATAACAGCGCAGCACCGATTACAGGACGTGTATCAATGGTGGGTGTCCCATGCCTTCCCATGTCCCATGTCCCATGTCCCATGACTGCGCCTGTGGCGTTACAACGCCCGGAACGGGCACAATCTACTCCCCCGCGCATCCATCTCAATCCCTATCCAAAAACTC